GGGCGGCACTCGCTGTGGCCGTATATGCAGCGAACAACAAAAAGGAAAATAGAAAATGAAAATAACAAAAGGAAAACAAACACGCGCCCAGCGCGTAGTCATCTACGGCGTCGAATCCGTAGGCAAATCGACATTCGCGGCCAAGTTCCCACGTCCGCTGTTCTTGGACATCGAGCAAGGCACGTCACACCTTGACGTTGACCGCTGCGAGATCAACACTTGGAAGCAACTCACGGACGCATTGGCAGAGGCTAAAGCAACCGAATACAAGACCGTCGTTATCGACTCGGCAGATTGGGCAGAACGCCTATGTGTTGAAGACCTACTCGCCAGCACCAAGAAAACCAGCGTCGAAGATTTCGGTTTTGGTAAGGGATGGGTGATGGTGGCCGAGCGCATGAGTCGGATGCTGTCATCCATCGATCAACTCATTGACGCCGGAAAGAACGTGGTTCTTATTGCACACTCCAAGATCGTGCGCTTTGAAGCACCGGACGCACTCGCAGCATACGACCGCTACGAGTTGAAGTTAAGCAAACAAAGCTCGCCATTACTTAAAGAGTTCGCAGACGAACTTTGGTTTTTGCGATTCAAGACCAAGGTCTCGACAAGCGAGACAGGCAAGGGAAAAGGCATCGGCGGAAAAGAACGCATCTTGTTGACCACGCACTCAGCAGCATACGATGCGAAGACGCGAAGCGGACTCGCAGAAGAGTTGCCGCTGGAATGGGCATCGGTCGCGCATTTGTTTGAGACAACGGCGCAAGCCGTAGTCGCACCAACTGCAACACCACCCGAAAGCTGGGCAGGACGGCTCGCAGAGCACGAAGGCGCGGTGAACCAGTTCCTTATCGGACGCGGCGTCCTTACAAGCGAGCAGACTTGGCGCGACTGCGCACCAGAATACCTGCACCGCGTTGCGCTTCGCGTCGATCAGTTCGTGAATACGGCGATCGAGTGGAGGGCCGCAAACAAATGAGCAAGGAAATCTCACCATCCTCTCTGCCCAAACTTGCCGAATGCGCTCTCTTCGAGGGTGCAAACGGAACGAGTTCAGCGGCGGAGCGCGGAACAGCGATTGACGTTGCGATCCGCAACTTAATATCGGCAGAATATGACGTAGCAATAGTTAGCGAAGACGCAGGAGCTATTGCTTACGGCGTTGATGAACTGACACGCCTAGCGAAAGGATCGTTCATCGAGACTCGCGAAGAGTATCTAGCAATGGCAGTCCCTGGGCTCTCGAAGCTCGGCACAGCGGACGCAGTCTGCAAGGCCGAGAAGTGGGTTGCGGATATTAAAACGGGTCAAGTGCGCAACTACCGCGAGCAACTCGCGGCCTACGCATTGGCGTGCATGGAAGATAACTTTGAAATGTCTTGGACTGCTCATGTTATCTACGTCGATCAAAAACTAATTCGTAGCTATGATTTTACCTACGAAGAGGCCAAGCAAGGCACGCAGCGCACAATCGACCGAGCAACAATCGCGGAGGCGAAGCCGACGCCTTGCGAGTATTGCTCTTGGTGCAAACACTACAACAATTGCCACGCCATCGTGCGGCAGGCTGAGAGTGCCATCGCGCTCATTCCAGACATCAACGGCAACTCCATCGATGCGATCCGTCAGCGCATTCTTGCAACAGCGGAGAGTATGGGAGCATTTGCCAAAGAATGGAAGCTCGCAGAAAAGGAGATCGCGGAACCGGTGCTAGGTCACCTTAAAACAAGACTCGAAAACGGAGACGAAGTCCCCGGATGGAAGCTCACCAGTATGAGCGGACGCAAGTTCGTGGAGTGCGAAGCTATCGCTAAAGCCTCCGAAGGTATCACGAAGGAGACATTAATCTTAGCTTTAGGCGGTAAGATGTCAGAAAAGAGTTATCTGGAACTCTGCGCCAATAACGGCGTAGAGCCAGACCAAACAGCAATACAAACCGGAGCGCATTCGCTCCAACTCAGACAAACAAAAATAAAATAGAAAATACAAAATGCCAACATATACAGCAAACGAACCTAAACAGGCCGCGATTTATTACGTCGAGCCGGGCACATACGAAGTCGAAATCATCAAGGCGGTCGAGAAGACCAGCCAAGCAGGCAACCCAACGATAAAGCTCGATGTCGCCGTCCTTCTCGAAGGCGGCACGACAGGGCCGACAATGTGGGAGCATCTTACATTCACCGCCAAGGCAGGCTGGAAAGTTGATCAGGTGCTATCCAGCATCGGTCGTGCAGTAATACCAGGCGAAGACGTCACGGTGGAAGCGGAAGACCTTATCGGCGAAAAGGGCGTATGCCTTATCGGCGTCGAGGCAGGGCAGACCAACCCAGAACACCAATTCAACTGCATTGAGCGTTGGCTCTTCGGAGACGAGAAAGCTAAATGGCTTGGCAACCGGCGCAAGCCAGCGGCCAAGCAGGACAAACATATCGTTGCTAAAAGCAACGGTTTTGTTGCTCAACCGAAAGACGAAACCGACGACATTCCGTTCTAAAAAATGAACGGAACTCTCACTCTCCGGTTGGTTATTTGTATGAATGAATGTCCGATAGGGTTGCGCCTAGAAAGGGGCGACCCGCTGCCAGTCTACCAGCATACATACGATGACACGCCGGAGGGGAGAGCACTCGCAGAACAACACCTAGAAAGAATAGAGAACTATGTTCGACGGCATCAAAAGCCTCGCAAAATTAGCAAGTAGGTCACGCGAGCAAATGAACGATATGCAGCAACTCATCGAGTTGCTGACCACGCGCAACGACTACCTTACGCGAGACAATCACGAGCTACGCGCACAGGTCGCAAGGCTAAACCAACTCCTAACAGGCAAATGAAAATCTCACAAGAATGGCGCGGCTATCCGCTCAGATGTTGGCCTAACCATCAAGACGACTGCGAGCGGTGGGACTACGAAATACTTATCAACGGCACTTGGCTTGAGGTTGTAACGCAGGCCACGCGGTGGATCGAGGAGGAGGCCGACGAGACGCTTCAGCGTTATTTGACAAGGCTGAAATCTTAGACTAAATTCAGAGTGGCTGTGAGAAGCCTTTTAAACAGCAAATGAAACCAACTTTTTCCCGCAATACTTCCATCCGGCTCGCTGTTGGCCTATTCTCACATGGTTGTATTGCGGGATTCTTTAGAAAAAATATAATATGAAAACACATTGGGTTGCGGATATGTATCCGCTTAACGAAACGGATGTTTCGGCATTGGCTGAAGACATCAAAACAAACGGGCAGATCGCTCCAATCAAGATGCTGAAAGATGGTCGCATTATTGATGGGCGCAATCGCTGGATGGCTTGCCAAAAGGCAGGAGTTGAACCGCTGATTGATGTCATCAATCCAGATGGGGAAGAAGTCACAGACGAGAGGTTGTTTGCTTTAGCGACATCTTGCAACTCCATGCGAAGAGACCTGACGACAAGCGAAAGAGCCGTTGCATCAGCGGTTGCGTGGAAGAGGTTGTTTCCAGAGCAAGGACATGGTGGCGACAGGAAAAGCAACAAGAATCAAAGTCCAAAAATGGACTTTGAAACCTTCGCCAGCCAATCCTTCAAAGTTGGAAAGAGCTACGCCAAGCAAGCACTCGCTATCGCCAATTACTCACCAGAGCTTCTGGAGGCCGCGAAAGAATCCTTGGACGGAGCTTACAAGACATACCAATCCGAAAAGCTCAAGCGCGAAGATGACAAAAGAAACAGGCAACTTCTTGTTGATCATCCAGACCTAAAAGAACGTGTCGCAAATGCCAATCTATCCGCTGAAGAAGCGATCACAATCGCAAGAAAGCGGGACGCTGAAATCATTGCAAAAGAGGAATCACTTAAACAGCAAAAGGCGTTTATTGCTCAAGGATTCAATCGCACGATAGAACTATTTCATGGCCTACTAAACTGGGATTCAAGTGATATCCTTGAGGCTATAGAAAACGAGGCGTTAGCAAATGCTGCGTCCCAACCAAAGCATGAAGGAGAATCCCTTCTTCTTGCAATCAAAACAATGACAGAAATACACAACAGGAAATATTCAAAATGATAGACATAAATACTGAAGCAGATGAAATCTTAGAAGAAATCATTCTTCCGGGTAAACTAAACGACAAGCTTAAAAGCATTGTATCAAACGACAATCAATCATTATCAGAATCATTTGATCCAGATGAGCAATGTGAGCGTTTATGCCAAAATCACTTCCATGATATTGTGCAGCACCCAGAGTTCAGCGTTATTGCTGTTCAAAAGTTAATTCGTCAAGCATCTGGTCAAATCGCACGCAGTGGAGTTGCCTTACTTCTTGATTCAATGAATCACGAGTCAGGTCAATTTCAGTTAATAGTTGAAGCTGGCCTTACAATAAAAATTGATTCCAATCAATATGTACCCCTTGCCGTAGCTACATCGACGCACCTTAATGAATGCGCCTCAAGGATAGAGCAATCAGCAGAGCTTAAAGTAAGTCAAGCCGCTCGCGTTAGGAAGTTAGTAAACACAATCACAGATAGGATGAACTCCGCCGGAGTTAGTTTCTTCGGTGATCTTGCAACAGATGGCGAAATTAAATTTTCGCTCCAATAAAGACAGGGAACTGCCTGCGTGGGGAAACCTGCGCAGGCAAGTTCACATAAGGTCTAACGGCTCTTGTGAGTTTTGCGGAAAGCCACTTGGATTTAGCCAATACTTTGAAACTCACCATCGTTGGTATCCTAACATTGACTCAGAAAAAAACCTTATGGTTGTCCATAGAGCTTGCCACAAAGTGATTCATTTCGGAGGAAAGATAAGCGCGATCAAGGGGTCTCTTGCATCATCCGGAGACACGGGAGTCGGAGCAACGAAGCAATGGAAACTTTTTTTAGATAACAAGCCATGATCCTCTCGCCTGACTTCTGCGACCATTACAAGACGAAAATCCTGCTACGTCTAGCAGGCCACGCAGGTGTGTTCAGCCTTCTCAAACTCTGGTCGCAATGCCAGTTTCGCAAATGCGAACGCATAGAAAAATCAGCGGACATCATCGCAGCGATAGCAGATTGGGAAGGAGACCCAATGCAACTCGAAAATGCGTTGGTAGAAAGCGGTTACGCAAGGCGAGAAGGTGATGCGCTTGTCTTGCACCAATGGCAGGATCAAAACAAGCGTTTATTCAGCAATTACAAAAATGGGAAGAAAGGCGGAAGGCCGAAAAGTGACACTCCAAAGCCTATAAAAAAGCCAGTTGGTATGCGTCTGTAAATAACCCAAATGAAACCCAACGATAACCCAAATGAAACCCAACGCGAACCATAGGTGGACTAGATAGATAGAATATCTATCTTCTAACGAAGATAGATAGGCTTCGCCTCTCTCGCAAGAGCGAGAGGCGAGCCATCCGGAGTCATCCAGAAAGCAAAGTATGCCAATTTTAAAACGAGAAGAAACAACCAACACAAGGTCGGCAGTTCCGACAGCACCGAGCGCGGAAAAGGCCGCGATCTCGATCATCCTTCAAAACTACGAAGTGCTCGACGCCGCGAAGTGGGACGCGGATCTGTTCTTCGAACATTCCAACCGAGCCTTACTCTCAGCGGCCAAGGAATGCCATCACGAAGGTTTCAAAGCCGACATCTTCCGACTCCAGGCGGTCTTGGAAGAAAAGGGACTGATTTTCGACGTTGGCGGATATCACAACGTCACCGAAGCTTTCACCGCCTACCCAACAGGTGACGCCGTGGCGGCACTCGACTTCCGAAAAGACTTGATGAAGGCACGCCGCTATCGCAAAGCGATGGCGAAGCTTGCCGAGAGCAAGGACGACATCCGAGAAATGCGTGCGGATCTCAACGGCATCGCCCAACACCTGGCTGACAGCGACGAAGAACAAACGGACGCAGTATCGCTCAAAAAACAATGTGCCGACCTGCTGACCGAGCTACTCAAGACCACGCCACCAGAACGATTCACCACCGGCGTGAATGGGCTAGACGAAAAGATCAACGGCGGATTTGAGCGTGGGACGCTTGCTGTCTTCGCATCGGAGACTTCGGGCGGCAAATCTATTGCTTTGCTTCAAACTGCGCTCCACGGGGCTTTAAACGCCAAGACAGGCGTTATTTTCTCGCTAGAGATGAGCGCAACACAGGTCATCGGACGTTTAGTCGCCGCGCAGAGCGGTTGGCGTTGCGTCTCGGCATACGAGAAACCGAGCCAGCCGCACGTTAACGGCATGAAGCTCGGCATCGCGGATATCTCGGCACTACCGATCACTATCCACGACCAAGTATCGGATATCGATACTATCGAGTCGATATGTCGGCAACTCAAGCGCACAGGGCTTGATTGGGTTGTAGTGGACTACATCCAACTTTGCTCGCCGTCCGCTGATAGCAAAAGCGAAACACGCGAACAGCAGGTTAGCGAAGTCGTCCGCCGTCTCAAGCTGATGGCGTTGCATCTTAATGTTTGCGTCCTGACCGCATCCCAACTAAACGACAAGGGAGAACTGCGCGAGTCGCGGGGCATCGGGCATCACGCCGACTACGTCCTGCACATCGACCATGCGAACCATCCAGACATCGAGATCAAACTTATGAAAAACAGAAACGGAGAACGTCACGTCTCCGCTCCGGTGCTTATGCAAGGCGGCATATCGCGCTTTGTCGATAGGGCGACGAAATAAAAAAAATACCCACCCCCCTATATTGAATGGCTCAAAAATATAATTTGCATTGCGTCGAGGCTGGGTTAAACCAAGTGCTCGATGCACGACTTGACGCGAGACGCTCCCGAATACGACGAGGCTTCGTATACTCCAGACTTCTACAGCTTCGACGATACGTCTTCGATAAATCTAGAATATGAAGACCATCGAGCCGTGTTCCTGCGCATTCTACATAATACAATTACTTTTTTCATGCACCATAGGCATGATAGACTCACAACCCTTTCCGGAGTAGCAATTGCAATCAATCACAAAATGCATCTGGGATTATCAATGGAGGAAGTCGCAAGAGATATAGGTTGCACTAAGCAAGCGATATCGAAAGTAGCAACGGCATATCTTGATGCAACAGGACTGCCACCGCCACCATCGATGAAGACAGTTAAGGCAAGAGAGACATACAAAAAAACCAACACAAATAAATATGGAACCAAGAGAAATAACAGCAATAACCCTGCCGACGATTGAGCAGGAAATTAAAACAGCATACGCTGAGGCCAACGCTCTAGCACTAACGGCAAAGAGTAACGCCCGCGCTGCTATCCTGCGCATGGCCGACTGCGGTCAAATGATACTGATATCAAAGGATTATGTTAAGGGGAACAGGAACCAATGGTTAACCTCATTAGGCATCCACCCAGACAATGCAGCCAAGGCCGTGCATCTTGCACGCAACCGAGATCAACTTGAGCTTGAGTTGTGGCCAGCAGATGTTGCTAAGTTCGGGGCGCAGATGCTCGGCATCCTTCCGCCTCCAGGCTCATACGCCACGGCCACAGAACCAGAGAAGGCCAGCTGGGTTAATAACCATTGGCTCACATACGCGGGCAAACTGCAACGCTCGTTCACCGACCTGTTCGCTCGCAAGCCGGTTGAGCAATGGCGACAAGATGAGCGAGAATCATTAAGAATTGCAATTAAGCCGATCGCAGAGCTTTACGAAAAATTAAAATGATGCAAAACCTTTCTAAAAATTTAGGAGACTTCTACAACTTCCTAATGCATGGGGGTTAACATACT